TCTACCTGCCGCATCCAGTGGAGTCGCCGTGGGTGCTCGACTTCATCGCGGAATGCCGCTCGTTCCCTACGGGCGCGCACGATGACCAAGTGGACGCCATGACGCAGGCCCTCACCGAACTGCGCGAAAGCGGCGGCGTCACGATTACTGTCCCCGGCGAGCGGAACGCACCCGCCATCGCCAACCGCTACACGGCGAGCCGCACCGGCATCCGCCGCTCACCCGGAGGTTGACTACCTGTGCATAAGTCTGTGGATAACCTGCTCGCGCTGATCTTTACGCTCAGGCTGTCGCGCGTCGTCACAACAGATTGGGTCGGCTTCTGGTGGTTCCGCAAGCCCGCCGAGCAATGGGCACTGCGAGCCGAGCGTGACGCGATGGTGCGCGCCGGGGCACAGCGCGACCCGTACAAGCGCGACCCGATGCCTCCCCTGAGCGAGATGAGCCTGGGTGACGACCCGCTCACCTGGCAGGGGAAACTCGTCAAGGGTTTGGATTGCCCCTTCTGTGTGGGATTCTGGCTGGGGGCGCTGGTTCTGCTCAGCCTGACCATAACGCGGGCGGTGCCAGCGCTCGCCCCCGTGTGGCGGGCTGTGGCGGTGGTGTTCTCGCTCAACTACGTCGTCGGGCACATCGGGTCGAGGCTGGACTGATGGCCCGCGTCCGGCGCATCCGGGTCGAGGTCGAAGTCGAGGACGACGACGGCATCGTCACCCTGCACGAGACGGACGGTGTACCCGTGCCGGGCACCGTCGAGGCGCGCATCGTGCCGCACTACCGGACGCAGATTCACCGGCGCGCAGGCTACGTCGAGCCGCAAGGCGTCGTGGACGTGACGGTGTTCTTGGACGCGCGCCTCGACCACCCGCACTTCCGCGTGACGACCCTCGACCACAACGCCGAACTCTTGCCCGCGCACGATGTCTGGCGGATCATCGAGGGATGACGCACACGAAGAAAGACCAGCCGGAAACCAACGACCGGGAAGTCAGGCCCATCGGCGCTCACGAGGACGGCACTTCGTTCACCAACGCCGACAACGATTGGCCCGAGGGCACAGTCGGCCCGAACGGCAGGCCCGCCCGCAAGAGCGAGCGCACCGAGGACGACTAGCGAGTGACCGGGCCGCGTGCCGTGGCGGGTGCCAGGTGTCAACTCGCTCGCGGCCCGGTCACCAGCATCCTATTGACGCGGGTGGGACAATGACCCCATGACCACTCCCCGCACATACGTCCCCGTGCCCGGGGGGCCAACCCCCGCCGACCTGCCCGATGCGGGCGCGATCACGCCCAAGGTCGCTGAGCCGGGCATCCCCACGACGCGCCCCGCCCCCATGAACAGCCTGCTCGCCGCCGCAACCCGGCTCACCGGCGCATCGCTCCTCGCCAGCCGCACGCATCGCACCGGCAGTGCGGAGCAGTGGCAAGAGGACGCCTGGGAGATGTACGACCTCGTGGGCGAACTCCGCTTCCTCGCGACGGTCATCGCGGCCACCGGCGCAAAGGCGCGCTTCTACGTGGGCACGCTCAGCGACGACCCGACCGACCCGCCCGTGCCGACCGAGGATCAGGAGTTGATCGACGCGCTCGAAGCCATCGGCGATGGGCCGAGCGGCCTGTCGCAGTTGGTGCGCAGGCTCCTGATCAACCTGTACGTCCCCGGCGACGGCTGGCTGGTGGGCATCCCGAAGGCGCTGATGCCCGAGAACCGGCAGGAGGGCGCACCGCCCCCGGCGCGCGGCGATGGCGTCGTGATCCTGGACGACCTGGTGTGGCGGATGCTCAGCGTGAGCGAAGTCAAGTTCGAGAGCGACGACATGATCCTGTCGCTCGGGGTGGGCAAAGACCAGGAGGTCCGCGCACGCGCCGACGACCTGTATCCGATTCGGGTGTGGAACCCGCACCCGCGCCGCTCGTGGGAGGCCGACAGCCCCACCCGTTCCAGCCTGCCCGTGCTCCGCGAACTGGTCGGGCTGACAATGCACATCAGCGCCCAGATCGACTCTCGCCTGGCGGGCGCAGGCATCATCATCGCCCCCGACAGTGCCGCCCGTGCCGCGCGCCGCGCCGCAGGGCTACCCGAGGACGGCCCCGACGACCCATTCACCGACGCGCTGATCAAGGCGATGATGACGCCGATCAGCGACCGGGCCAACGCATCCGCCTACGTGCCGCTGGTGTGGACGGTCCCTGACGAGTCTGCGGCGATCTTCCGGTATCTGGATCAGGGCGACCGGATGCTGGACAGCCAGGCGAAGGACATGCGCGACGAGAGCATTCGCCGGTTCGCGCTCGGTGCCGATGCGCCCCCCGAACTCCTGCTCGGCGTCGGCTCGATGAATCACTGGGGCGCGTGGATCGTCAAGGAGGACGTGGTCCACACCCACCTGGAACCGCCGCTCGCCCTCGTGGCCGACGCCTTCACAACGCAGTACCTCCGCCCGGTGATGCGCCAGATGAATCGCAACGAGGAGGACATCGAGAACACCGTCGTCTGGTTCAGCGTGGATCATCTGATCATCGCGCCGAACAAGGGCGAGGACGCCAAGGTCGCCCACGAGGCAGGCGCGATCAACGACAAGGCCCTGCGCGACGCATACGGCTACAGCGAGGACGACGCCCCGCAGGAGAGCCTGATGAGCGAGGCCCGGCGCGTGTCGCTGGACATGGTGCGCCAGCATCCCTCGCTGATGACCGACCCCGGCCTGGACGTGATCGTCAAGCAGATGGAAGCCCTGCTCTCCGGGGCGGCGATCCCCGTCGAAGAACCCGAGCCGGTGCCCCCGGGCCTAGAACAGCCGCAGGCCGACGACGACGCCGAAGCCGATGAGCAACCCGACCCCGACGCCGACGACGACGCAGACACCGAGGGGGGTCCGCCCCGGCGCATAGAGCGCCCCGACCTGGACATCGCCGCAAGCGCACGCGCCCTCCTGCCGGTGTGACATGAACATTCCATCGCCGTGCCCATGTTGCGGGGCATACTCGCTCCTGCCCGACCAGCAGACCGTGACGCTCGTGGCCGTCTGCGACGTGCTGTGCGTCAAGGCGCTGGAACGGGTGGGGCAGTTCATCACCCGGGCCAGCCGCCAGCGCTACCAGATGGCGCAGGGCAGGCCGCTCCACGTCATCCACACCATCTGGCAGGCCAGCGACGAACAGACCGAGCGTGCCCTGCGGGGCGCGTGGGACGTGGTGCCTGCCCTGCTCGACCTTCACGGCACGTGCTGTGACGTGACCGGCTTGCAGGTGACCTCGATGCTGGACGAGTACGTCCACGACCTCGTCCTGACCGGCACCCCGCACACCCTCCACGGCGAGGGCGGGCTGGAATACCGCTTCGCATCGCGGCTCGGCCTGCCGGTGCGCGAGATGGAGGATGCCCGCGATGCTGGCTGACCTGAACTCCCCGGCGAAGGCCCTCGCCCAGCAGGCCCATCTGGAAGCCCGCGTCGAGGCGGTGCTCCTGAGCCAGATGGGCAAGTTCCTGGACGACGTGCTCGCAGAAACGCTCACCGCGCGGCGCTACGTCAGCGGCGCGTTCTATGCCGACGCATGGACACAGCACATGGGGGCCGTCGCACTGTCGCGGCGGCTCCCGCCCGAAGTCGCTGAGTACGTCGCGGTCACCCTGGCCGACAGCCCGACCCCCGATGAGGCGTGGTCGAGTGCGATGGCCGTGCTCTCCCGCTCCACCGAGCAAGCGTGGACCGCCGCAGACGAGGAGGCGGCACTGCGGGCGGCGCTGAGCATGGACAGCGGTGAGACGTTTCTGACAGCCGCCGCACCGATCCTCAAGTACGACCAGGACGGCAGGCCGATCTACCGGCGCACCGCGAATCTGGACGAGGAGGGCATCTCGTGGGTCGCCCGGATGCGCCGCGATGCCCGCACTGCCGTCACCGGCCTGTACGGCAACCTCTCGACCGAGCAGATGCGGCAGGCAGGGATGCCCACGAAGATGTGGGTCACGCGCCGCGACGAGCGGGTGCGCGACGCCCACGCCGCCGCCGACCGGCAGGTGGTGCCCATCGGCCAGCCGTTCGTCATCGACGGCTTCTCGCTGATGTACCCCGGCGACCGCAGTGCGCCCACGTACCTGACGGTGAACTGCCGGTGCGTGACCACCGCGCCGGAAGGGCAGTTCCAGAGCCAGGAGTTCGGCGCGCTCGACTTCGACCCGCAGGGCTACTGGGACATGGCCGCGAACGGCGAAGCGCTCACCCGCGCCGTGAACCCCGGCTGGTTCCTCGATCCCGAGAACCCGAAGTACAACGCGAACTGTGCGCGCGTCGTGCAGGCGATGGAACTGCGCGCCCGGGGCTACGACGTGCGCGCCCTGCCGGTGCCGGGCGGCAACCTGCTGGCCGACGAGAACGCCAGCGAGTACAACATCGCGGCGCAGTGGCGCAACGCCTTCGGCTCCGCGACCGACGCCTTCTCCTACCCGGTCGAGGCGAAGCAGGCGCTCACGCAGATGCGCGCGCAACCAGACGGCTCCCGATTCATCGTGTCGGGCTGGGACGAGGACACGCAGAGCGGGCACGTCTGGAACGCCGAGGTCCGCTACGACGAGCGCGGCTGGCCCACGCTGTACGAAGTGGACGGCCAGACCGGCGAGGGGCGCGTGTCGTACCTGGACAGCGGCGACTGGGATGAAGTGGCCTGGCTCCGCGTGGACGACAAGGTGCCGCAGGACAGCCTGGTGCAAGGGTCACCGGCAGAGGACGTGAAACCGTGGGTGGAGGGGTGATGGCAGGCAAGATCGGCTGGGAGAGTGCCCGGCGTGCGGTCGAGAAGGAGTTCGGACTGCCGACCGCCGACACGGGCCTGGGCACCGCCAAGGTCTACGTCGTGCCGGTGATCCTCACCGAACGGCACTTCAACGACGCAGTGGTGTTCGTGGACCGCGAGACAGGTGACGTGACGGTCGGGGACCGGCGCTCCATCCCGAAAGGTGCGCGCCACGTGCCCTAACCCCGATTAGGGTTCTGACGCGATCCGTGCTAAACTTAGGGGTAAGCCAAACCAACCCCGAAGGGCAACATGGGCCGTCCCCGCCTGCGCAACGTCGATGACGTTCTCGCCTATCTCCGCACCATCCCCGCCGACGCGACCGACGCCCGCAAGTGGCAAGCGGTCAAGACCGCAACCCACTCCATGCTCAGGATGCACGGCGTCCCGAACCCGAGCACGTGGGTCGTGGAAGCACTGCCGCCGCAGGCGCACCAGCGCCACGGCGATTGCTACTTGTCGATCCGGCGCATCCGCTACCGCAAGCAGTTCGTCACCGCCTGGTGGACGACATCGCTGGCGCACGTCATCGCCCACGAGTGCGCGCACGCCATCACCGGGGCTGAGATGTCCCGGCAGGGCAAGCGCGGCAACGGCGGGCACGGGCCGATGTGGAAGGGCACTGCGGCGGCGCTCGGCCTGAACGAAGGTCGCCCCGGTGCCAAGACCCTGCCCCGCGCCAACAGCGAAACCAACCGAGAGGACACCTGATGGAACACCGCACCCCCT